TCAATGCTCGAAGATTTTTGGTTACCTCGTAGAGAAGGTGCAAAAGGTACCGAAGTTTCTACACTTGCAGGTGGTCAGAATCTTGGCGAGATTTCAGATGTACAATACTTTCAAAAGAAATTGTATCAATCTTTGAATGTGCCTATATCAAGACTGGAATCTGAAAATGGTTTCAATATGGGTAGGGCGGCTGAGATTACAAGAGATGAATTGAAGTTTACTAAATTTGTTCAACGATTAAGAAAAAGATTTACACAAGTCTTTAATGATATACTTAAAACACAGTTAGTTTTAAAAGGTGTTATTACAATCGAAGATTGGTCAAATATAAAAGAACACATACAATACACATATTTAAAAGATGGATATTTTGCTGAACTTAAAAATGCAGAAATATTAAAAGAAAGAATAGGTCTTGCAGAAATGGTAAGTCCATATGTTGGTAAGTACTATTCTGTTGAATATATTAGAAAAAATGTGTTACAGCAAACTGATGAAGATATTATTGAGATTGATAATCAGATTGCTAATGAAATTAAAACAGGTCTTATTGCTTCTCCTCAAGGTGAAAACCAAGATGAGCCCAATGAAAATCCTGATATAAATATAGGAGATGAATAATTATGACTGATGAAAATGATAATGTAAAAACAATGGTTAACTCTTTAGCAGATGGCGATAATGTTGCTGCTCAAAGTGCATTTAAAGACGCTTTAACTGATAAAATTGGTGCGGCATTAGATGACAAAAGACAAACTGTTGCTAATGATTGGTTAAATGCAGCGCAAGATTTAGAGGCAACTAAAGACGCTTCTGGTTTAGATAGTGTTGGTATTGCACCTGAGGGAATAGTAGGTACGGAAGAAGAAACTCCTGAACCTATTGAAATTGACCAAGACGAAAAAGAAGATGAGCAACCTGCCGTTTAAAAAGTTTAGAAAAAAACTCAATGAACAAAGGTCTAGTGAATCTGACTTAGGAGATGAGTATAAAAAATTATCTCCTGTAATGAAAGGTGCTATAAATGATGTTTATAGTATGATTAATAATACGCCTGATCCTGTTGTAAATAAGATTCAAGGTATTATTGAAACTGCTGCAAAAAAACACGGTGTCAAAAGTGATGACATTGAAAATTATTTTGATAACGAATTAATAAAGTAAGGGAATAAAAAATGGCTATTGCAACAAGAACACTAAAAGATACAGCATTATCGACTGGTGGCGGCGCTCAGGGTGGTAAAGTTACTGTTCTAGTAAATATGGATGATAACACTACTGCCAACTCAAACATACTTGACGCAAGTGGTTTGGCAGGACACGCTAACGGTGCAAAATTAGATATTACTAAAATTTGGTGGAGTTTAGTTCAAGGTACTGCTGATGACAATACAGGTCATGTACAGATACAATTTAAAGGCGCTTCATCGGATACAGTCGCAATTCAACTTGCTGGTACAGGACATTATGATGGTACTGCTGGTAAGATTACTAACAATGCGACTAACACAACAGCTACTTCAGGCGACCTAGAGTTAACCGCTCTTGGAACTTCTGGTAGTGTTATTATTGAATTAAGAAAAGACAGTTCATTTACTGCTTAGTCTTATGACGATTAAGAACACAAAGGTTGTGGACATCGCTTCCAAATACATTGTTAAATCAACAGGTATTGGAAGTGAAACCGACCAAATAATGGTTGACGCTGAAAAACTTACAGGTGCAACAAACGAATCACTAGTAAGTTTAATTGAGTGTTATTATTTGATAGAAGGAACAGGAACACTAACAATTAGTGTTGAGAGTTTTGGGGATAAGTTATCTTTAACTGGTAAAGGTAAGTATGGATTACGACCTGACCAATTAAAGTTTGGTAATGATAAACAAGTATTATTAACAACGGACTCTAATGTTGAGAGTTATTTGTTAGTAACAGAATTTAGGAGAAATAATTAATGGCTGATGTTGTAACAAGTCAAACTTTAGTAGATACAACAGGAACAAAAACTGTTATGAAATTTACTAATATAAGTGATGGTTCAGGTGAAACACTTGTAACAAAAATGGATGCTAGTGCATTAACTTTTATGACCGAGGATGCAACAAAAACTGTTGCAAAAATTTGGTGGTCAGTAAATACTACAAATGGTAAATCAGGTGTAGAATTATTGTGGGCAGGTAGTGGAACAAGTTCTGCTAATGCAACAATAGGATTTTTCTCTGGTGCAGGTTATCACGATTACTATACAGCAGGTAATAGTATTCCTAACAATGCAACTTTAACAGCGAATACAAGTCCTGCAGGTGATATTTTATTGTCAACAAAAGGTTTTGTTTCAGGTGATAACTATACTGTAATAGTAGAAGTAAGATAGATGGCAAAAGGCGATAAAACAAGAGCAATTTTAGAAAGAATTGTAGGAACAAAATCAAAGGCTGATTTAGCAGATAAGTTTAAAGAAGCGTTTGCTGAAAAGTATGGATTAAAAAAAGAAGAAATTAAAAAAGGAATTGTAGATAAAGTCTATAATAAAAAAGAGAAGGTGGAGAGATGAAACTAATTACAGAAACAATTGAAGATATCGAAGTATTGACAGAAGCAACCTCAAATGGTGGCAAAGCATACAAGATAAGAGGTGTCTTTATGCAAGCGGATATTAAGAACCGTAATGGTCGTGTCTATCCAGTAGAAACTCTTGCTAAAGAAGTTAAAAGATACTCAAATGAATTTATAAACAAGAAGCGTGCTTTCGGAGAACTAGGACATCCTGACGGACCAACAGTTAATCTTGAGCGTGTTTCACACATGATTACTAGTCTGAAACCAGAAGGTAAAAACTTTATTGGTGAAGCAAAAGTAATGGATACTCCTTACGGTAAAATCGTCAAAAATTTAATTGACGAAGGCGCTCAACTAGGTGTATCTTCAAGAGGTATGGGATCAATACAAGGCGGTACAGTCGGTAAAGATTTTTACCTTGCAACAGCAGCAGATATTGTTGCTGACCCTTCAGCGCCTGATGCTTTCGTAGAAGGTATCATGGAAGGCAAAGAATGGGTATGGGACAATGGCGTGCTGAAAAGTAGAACCGTTGAACAATACAAAGAAGAAATAGAGAAAACTAGACGCTCTGAATTAGCAGCAGTTAAATCTAACATCTTCAAAGACTTTATATCAAAACTGTAACAAAACCTACGCAACATTTGTGATTTGCGAGGGTTTGAGATAGTATTTTGTATAAATAATAGTAACTGAAAAATTAATTAATTTTTAAAGGAGACCGAATGTCTGAAACCGAAATTAAGAAAGAAGTAGAATTAGCGGAAGCACCCAATGTAGTAACAAAGGATGCTAAACCTGCTGAGCCTACTCACCTTAAAAATGACGCTGAAGATTTGGGCGCACCAGTAGTTAAACCTACTGATAGCAATCCAGACGCAGCGAAAAAGGTATCTAAAGTATCGGATCAGGTTAATAAAGACGCTAAGGATGTTTCATTACCGAAAGATAACAAACCGTCTGGCATGAAAGAAGAAGAAGTTGAAGTTGAAGGCGAAGAAATTGCTGAAACTGCTGAATCTACTGAAATGGAAATTGACCTAACTGATGATGTTAAAGCATTAGTTTCATCTGACGCTGACCTTTCTGAGGAATTCAAAGAAAAGGCTGCGACTATATTTGAAACTGCTGTTAAAACAAGAATACAAGAACAGACAAAGATCCTTGAAGCACAGTATGAAGAAAAACTTTCAGCTGAAAAAGAAACAGTAAAAGAAGCTATGGTCGAAAAAGTCGATTCATACCTAAACTATGTTGTTGAAGAATGGATGAAAGAAAACGAATTAGCAGTAGAAAGAGGTATTCGTACCGAAATCGCTGAAGATTTCATTACTGGTCTTAAAGGTCTTTTCAAGGAACATTACATTGAAGTTCCTGAAGAAAAATATAATGTGCTTGACGACTTAACAAATCAAGTTAAAGATTTAGAAAGTAAACTAAATGAACAGATTGAAAAGAATGTAAATCTGAGCAAAGTAGTTTCTGAATCTGAAAAAGCAACACTAATCGCTGATGTATCTGCTGACTTAGCAGAAACAGAAAAAGAAAAGTTTGCTAAAATGGCTGAAAATGTTGAGTTTGACAGCGCACCAAAATTTAAGGAAAAATTAGAAACTGTTAAAGAATCTTATTTCCCTAAAACTAAAATAGAAGAAGCAGCGTCAAAAGACGAGGTTGATTCTGTGGCGGCGAATATACCGGTTGATGCTGGTACATCCGATGCTATGGCTGCATACATGGCCGCTATTTCAAAA